AAATCTTTTTACATTTTTTTAATAATTTAAGATAGTGATACTTCTCTAACATTTTATAAACTACATTTGCAGGTAATCTATTCTTAATACTATAAGTTTTGATTTCATCTGGTGTCATATCTGTATCAAATGCAGCTCTTCTTTCTGCGTCAACTTTATCACCTATATCTTTCAGTTTTTCAATATGATGTTCTATCTCTGCAAGTTTATTTCTTGTTCTCTTTTCTAAATCTTTTATCTCACCAGGTTTTAACTCCATCAACTCATCATAATCTATAATATCTCTTTTCAATTCACCTTTGAGTATATCAATCTTATCAACTTGTCTTTGAAAATCTCTCATGTATAAATTAGGATTGAACTCAAAATCTTCTGGTCGTTTTACAAATGTTTGACCTTTGATATCAAACACAGCGTCTGCTTTTCTATTTTGATCGTCATAAGTTTCTTCATCAGTAATAAAATAATAATTAACAGGATGTCTTGTGCCTGGTATTAATGTGCCTTGTATATTATCAGGATTTTTAGATGATAGATATTTTTTAGATAGTCGTAATCTTTCTTCTTCTCTTTTTTCTTCTGGCACATCAAACAAAACATTGATATCTAAATCAGCGTCATTACGATATCTCTTTGTGAGTATTGAACCTATTAGAGAATATTTAAGTATAGGATATTCAGTTTCAAACTCTTGAAACTGTTTTGTAATCATTCTTAAAACACTATCTTTTATTTTAGGATTATCTGTATCTTCATCATCAAAAACACCAGGTGCATATGTTCGTCTTGGTATATCAATGATTGATTCTTTAAATTGACTAAAACTTTTCATATCACCCTCCTTTCGATATCATGATCGCTGCCATATAATCGTTAGCGTCTTTTTTGTTTTTATATACTTTTTTTAGTTCTTTTGCGTGTTTACCACCAGGTGTCATTACCCTTCTTTTGTTTTTAAATTTATCTGCATAAACACCGTATCCACCACCTGGCATTTTTCTAACATCTTCTAAGAACTGTTTAAAACTTTTCATGATCCGTTACCACCATTTCCATTACCTGTGTTATTGTTGCTACCATTACCACTTTGACCATTGCCACTTTGATTATTACCATTAGATCCATTGCCATTCTGACCATTGTTATTAGATGTATCTGTTTGTTGATCGCCATTACCTCTTGCACCATAATAAGGATAGTATTGTGTTTGTCCTATAGGCACACATACGCCTAACTTTTTATTAAATCTATAACCTTCAGGACACTTCTTTCTTTTCTGTGCGGCTGTTATAAAACTTCTAAATGATTCCATTATCCTTTTACCCACCTTTTACCCAATCTTTTGCCATGTTAAAGTTTGCTCTACTAAACTCTAATCTATCAACTAATTTAACAGCACCGCCTTTTCTAATTGCTACATAACCCTCTGGATTTGTAACTCTATATCCATTCTTAGTTCTTAAAAATGAACCGATACTCTGTATAGTATTTAACTTTCTTAACAATACAGCTTTCGCTGATTGAAAAGTTATATAAGTTGCAATCGCAAAGTATAAACCATCTCTGTTAGGTCTTAAAATTTTCATACCTGCTTCTAGTATTTCTTCATACTTTTGTTTTGCAGCTGCTGTTTTTTTAGTATCTACTTCTTTTCTGATTCTATCTCTAAAAAATACTTCAAAATTATTTGCTAATTTTTTTGTATTTGCAATTGCTGTACCTTGTCTAATATATGTATTAAAAAATGTTTTCAATTGAACACCTAATGATAATGGTCCTTGATCTTTTTTTATCTTATCAATAAATGCACCTGCCTTGTAAGCAGATCCCTCTGCCATTCTAATTACATTGTCAAATGCTTTTTCTTCGTCTGGTGTAAAGGCAGCGTTGTCTGCTCTTTTATATGTTGCGTCATCAAAGAATACATTTTTACTTTTCTTTAGACCTCGAACATTTGCACCAAAACCTGCTCTTAGTGTTGAAATAGTTTTACCTGAATATGATGTATGAAAGATTATGCCTAGTTTTGCTTTATTAATATTGTCATATAAAGAACTACCAAATAGTCCTGACTTGACAATAGGCACAGCGTATGTAATAGTGTTAGGTGTAAATACGATTGATCTTTGACCTGCAACATTAGCAGTTTTTTTATCACCACTTGTGAATAGTAAATCGCCTTGTAGAATACCTGAGATACCTAGAGAGGGTAAATATTTTAGACAGTCTTTTAATTTATCTGCTAACGCACCGCCATGATTTCTAGATATATCTGCGTTAGTATAATTTATTTTAGGTGTTTTATTAAATAGAGATTTAGTTGCAACAAAGAACTTACCATTCTCAGGATTAGTGCCACAAAACACAGCTGGGGCTCCATCCCACTTTACTGATACTGTGGATCCTCCTGATCCGCCTTGCAACATCTGTTTGATAGACTTTAAAAAGTTTATCGCTGTTTTCGCACCCTTTGTTCCATTATTAATTATTTCGTCTTCCAGATGTTCAAGATGTGTATTTTTGCCCTCTACGAGGTAATCTTGAAATTTCTGCATTTAACACTCTTTCCATTTATATTATATACTATTATTTATAATAGTCAAGCATTAAAATATCTTAATGAAAGGTCCATTCAAAGTGCCAAACTCTTTTTTTGCACCATAATATAAGACACCTAACCATTCTTCAAATTTATTCATTTTAGATATTTTATAATATACTTCTACTTGTCTTAAAGTGTGTAATTTTGATGTTATTCTTCCTAATGTATTTCTATCTTTTTTAAAGTTTGTTAGACCAAATCGTAAATTTTTTTCAAAAGTAGATTTTTTAGTGCCTAACTCTAAAGGTAAATCCCAATTTATTTTTTGTCCTTCAATTTTGTAATCTTTTATTTTATCGTAAAAATTTGCCCAAAATTTTATTTGTTCCTCAGTAAATTTGCCTTGAACATCAATCATAGGATCTTGAACTGGTGATGGTGGTCTTGACATATTGTTTGCTGATAAAAATGTTTCAATAGCTTTTGATGAAGCTTTACCTAATTTTGCACCACCACTCTTTGGTGTGATATCAGTTTGAGGACCCGTCTGAGGTTGACTATATCTAAAACTTCTTATCTGTAAAGCATATTCTAATTCGTTTGCAAAAAATCTTAATGAGAACTCACCTGTATCAAATAGTGGTGGTTTAACCATGTCTAAATCACATTTTATACTATTAGGTTTTAGTTTAAATTTTACACTTTTTTTCGTACCACCTAAATTAGCTTCTTCTATTTTAGCTTCTTTAGCTGTTTTAGTTAAACCTTTTAGAGAAATAGGAACCATGACCTTTTTTCTCAATAAGTCTGCCATATATAAATTTAGTTCTTCTAATTTAGCATCTTTAGATACATCTTTTTTAGCCATTTGTTTGACTTTTTTTATGATGGTAGCTTCTTGTTGTTTTTTAACCATCACTATATCCATTGGGTTCCACCTGTCTTTCACAGTAGCACCCATTTCTTTAGCTGCTATATCTTCTAAAAAAGGCATGATACCTTTATCTCTACTGTAATTATAACCCCTTTGTGTGCCTAAATATTTTTTGAGTGCTTTGCCTTGTAATTGGTAATAATAATACCAAACGGCTGGCATATCAGGATATGCCTTATTTTCAACAAATGCTACAGTAGGTTCTTTGCCTTTTTCTATTAGGCTTTCAAAGAAAACTAATGAACCGTTTTCTTGTTTTTTTGTGTCTCTTGCGTCAGCCATACTGCTATTTATATATCAGTATGACCGTTTTGTCAAGCGTTAATTTATCTTTCTACACTTAAATACTAGTGAAACTCTGAACTTATCACCCTCTACTGCTCTTGCAACATGAGGTATTCTTGCGTCAAAGACTACAACTCTGCCTGCTTTTGGCCAGTATGATTTAACAATATTCATTTCGGGACTACCTGAGAAACCATATGGTGTATTTACTGCCATCGCTCTCATTTCATCTGTGAGATTAGGTGTCCAGAACTCGATTGACCCACCATCGTCTGGTGTCCAACCTGGTGTTAGGTATACGATAACTGTATATTGATCGCCAGTCCAACCATCAAGATGTATACCACCTGATTGATTTGCATGATGACCATTGAGATAGTGTCTAAGTAGTTTAACACCTTCTGGATCTACTTTATCCCATATCTCTTGTACCCAATCTTGTTCAATCTCATATTCAACTTCTTCAGTATCACTACCACCTAGATGTATATGTTTGTAACCTGGTGTCTTTGCTTCTTTTTTCATTTGCTCAGATGAATACCAACCATCTTGCCAATCCATTTTCATCACAATATCATAATATCTTTTGATATCCTCTTCTGGTATTGTGTTGTCTGAAGATTTTATAATTTTATGAAAATCACCACCTGCTAATGCTAACGCAGGAAAAGTATATTTCTTTTCTGTGCCTGGTTGAGATATTTCTAGCATTGTGCCTTCAGGTAAATCTTTAGCTGCAACCTCTGTTGGAGTTTCTGATTGATTTATGCCTGTTCCATTTAGTGTGGTAACATCACCATCAACCACTTTATCCATATCAATTACTTTCGTCATGTTTCTCCTCTGCTTCCTCATAAAGTATCATGGTTATTAAACTGTATATCGCCATGTCCATTAAGGTATCTTTTATGTTTTCACCTTTAAATTTAAACTCACCCTTTTTGATGAAGTTACTTATTCTAGCATATTTATCACCCATACGAACAACAGATCCTTGCCAAGCAGGTATGCCTGACAACTCTGATAATCGAAAGTTAGCAAATATGTCCTCATTGGCACCATAATCATGGCGTTTCTGATCGTGTAGATTTTTAATCACATCTATGATTTCATAAAATCTTTTACTTTGTTTGTTCATATCACTCATTATATTTTTCCTAATGTTAAAAACTTAACTATTCCTCCATTTGGTTCCCATTGTTTATATTTGTTTTGGTGGTCGCAAACTTTTTTTGCCTCATCTTCAAACTCAGATTCAGTAATAATACTACCTGTTGGTCTTTCGATAACAAGCCAACGCACCTTTCTATTTCTCTTACTTAATTTTAATTCATAAGATAATTTGGTTTGCTTAGCTCTAGGCTTTCTTTTTGCGACTTTCTTCTTCATCTTACTTTTCTGCAGGTGTTTCTGTTTTGGGCTCATCTATTTCTGCAGCTGCAGGTACATTTTCCTTAATATAGTTACTGTGATGTGCAAGAATTATTTTACAATTTTGCAAATCAGCATTTAAATTTGTAACTTGTTTCTGGTAATTGTTTACCTGAACGATAGCGTTTTTTAATTCTGGTGTGAATTTATTTTCATCATACCATTTACCATCTAATTTAATTGCCATTTTTTTCTCCTTTGTTGTTATATTTTAAAATCTGAGAACTGTCCCAGTCTTTTAAATTTTTCGTTAGATGATAGAGTTTCTTGACCACTATCAACTAAATCTGTTTGTGCGTTTTGTTCTACATCATATAAACGCATTTTTGATCTATCGACACCAACAATAAATTTTCTGTTTAGTGTTGGATCATTATATCGATTCTTTAATTGCTTAACCATGATCTGGTTCTTTTCTTCTAGTTCTTCACTACTAATCAAAGCAAACATGAAGTCTGCTGTTGCAGGAAGACCGAAACTTTCTGAAGTATCTTCTAATCCTACATCACTACTTACGAAACCACCTCTTGTTGTTTGAGTGGCAGAAAAAATAGGTAAGTCATTCTCTACTGCAAGACCTCTAAGTTCTTCAGCAATCGCCTTGATGTAAGTATAACTATTTACATTTGCACCAGACTTAAATCTAGATGAGGCACAAATATTTAAATAATCTACAAATACGATATCTGGTTTAAATGATTTCTTTAACGCAAGTTCACTAATTAAATTTTTAAAATGACCTGTATGAGCAGTAGCAGTAGGATATTCTTTGATAATTAATTGACCTGTTGTTTTACTTTGTAACTTATTGATTTTAGTTTCATACATTTGATATGGTAATTCTTCTAGATCACTCATACCTACATTCAATAAGTTTGCGTCTATTCTTTCAGCGATACGCTCTTCAGCCATTTCTAAAGTAATATATAAAACATTTTTACCTTGTAATAATACAGACGAAGCAAGATGTGTCATAAACATGGTTTTACCAACACCAGTGCCTGCAAGACAAATATTCAAAGTCTTACTTGGTATGCCACCTCTTGTAATTTTATTAAAAAACTCTAGGTCTAATTCTAATCTTTCTTCTTTCTTTTTATAAAAGTCAAATCGTTCTTTTGATTCTTGTAAATAATCATGACCTACTTTCTGGTCAAAAGACACAGATAAAGCGTCAGATAACATCTCTGGTAAATATTCTGGAGTATGTGTTTTATCTTTACCATCAATAATCTGAATGCCACCTAAGATAGCATTATGTATGGCACGATCTTTACAAAACTTTTCAGTTGTCTCAACTAACCAATCTAAGTTTACTGGTTCAGGATTTAATGTAGATAAAACATCTGTAATTTTTTTATATTCATCTTCATTAATATTTTTATTTGTATTGATCTCAATAGATAAAGATTCTTTTGTAGGAAGATTATTATACTTATTTACAAACTTGTATATCTCTTGAAATAATATTTTCTCTAGTCTATCAGAAAAATATTCTTCTTTGATAAAAGGTAAAACTTTTCTACAATACTGTTCGTTGTAAATTAAATTTTTAAGTGCTGTTCTTTCTATTCTTTCCATCGTTTAATTCTTCATCTAATAATATTACTAATATATCACCTATATGATTAATAAATTCTTGACTATCTGTGTCTGCATTTATATCATTTTCAATAATTGTGTAATCAAAAGCCATAGGCAAAGCACCGTCTGGTGTTTTTTCTGATTCTGGTCTAAATCCTACTTTACCATATTTGTAAACTATACTTGCATATGGACCACTAATCAGTTTAAGTGCTGTAAAGTCCTCTCCAGGTTTCTCTACAAACACATAATCTTCATTGTGTTTTGGATTACTCGTCTTGTGGAATGGTGGTATTTTCGGTTTCAATTACATCTCCATACTTAAATTCTTTAGTACAAGCAGCGTCTAACTTTTCTAATATATCTTGTGTGAAATATTTTTCAGGATCATTATTAATAGTTTTACCAAATGCTTTTGAGCCATCAGGTAATTCTATTCTTGTTGATACTTGTTTAAATATATTATGTTTTAATGCTAAATCTAATAGACCATAGTATCTATCTAAACCTTTGTCATATGTTAATCTAACATCTACTACTTTGTTTTCTTTTGTTAATCTAGATTTGTAATTTTTACAATGAATAATATTACCTATAACCTCTGTGCCATCTTTTTCTTTTCGTTTTGAAAGATAGACGATAGAACTAGCCGCATATTTAAGACCAGAACCACCGCCCATTTCTTTTGTAGGGAACATACTACCGACAACATCATAGGTGTGATTAGTAATAATAAGAGGAACTTTTGCTTTTCCTAATTTTAAAGTTAATACTCTAAAGGCAGCTTTGACTATTTGTGCCCTTGTCATATCTTTAGTTTCTTTACCTGCCTGTGTATCTTCCATTTCTTTAGTTGTTGATAACATACCTAAAGAATCTAACACAAGTAATAAAGGTTTTCTTTCTGATACATCTTGAGCGATATACTTATCTAATACTGTTATCGCTTGATGTCTAAACTCTTGAACAGTAGTAACTGGCATTATAACCATACGACTACTATCGATATCTCTTTCTTCAATAATATCTTTTGTAACTGCTGATTCTGATTCAAAGAATATAACACCACCATCTGGATTTTGATCTAAAAAATTCTTACACATACCTAATACAAAGAAAGTTTTACCTGTTGCACTCTCACCTGCTATTGCAGTAATTTTATTAGATGGTAAACCTTTGTTTATACCACCACCTAATAACGCATTGAATATATAAGAACCTGTATCAATGAAATCTGTTACATCACCAGACGCACCATCAGATACCAAACTAGCATATTCATTACCAGTTTCTTTAATTACATCTTTCAAAAAATCACTCATTATCTTTTACCTCTACTGTCGTTTGAAATATTATACACTATATATAATTGTTTGTCAAGCAAAGAACTCATCTAAAGTTCCTTTTCTTGAATTTTTAAATAAGTCTATACACTCACCTGGTTTACATTCAGGTCCAAAGCACCAAACATTTTCTATAAACATTTTGTTCATGAAATCAGCCTTTTCTTTTTCATCTTTAAATAGTGA